TCTGCCGTCAGCCAATTCGCAGTCACTGGTGTACATGTATTTGCCACAAGCAAAGTTATAACACAACAACTTGGGGACAATTACTACGTAATATGTGCTGTATGTCGGCAACTGGTGGCGGTGGCGGAACTAAATTCCAATGCTGTACATATTGTGAGTGCCAACACTATCAAGGTACTTGCCAAAACATGCGTATTAAAAACGGACATGGCGGTTGGGGTGGCTTTGACAACGACGAAGGCCGCGGACAAGAATACTATAACTTTATGAGTTATGGAGCTAACTTCCACGGTGAAGGTTCGGCAAGTGTTCTAAAACCACAAGGTTCTGCACCAAGATTTTATCCATGGCACGATATCCACAGTATGTGCGGTAGCGGCAGTTCAGGTAAAGGAACATTCCAATCAATTTGCTCACCAAACAGTGGTTTCGTAAGCAACATGTGGGATACACACCCTGACAACTCAGGCGAAGGCGCTGGTACAGGTGGTGTAGGTTCATTCTGCTGTGATATGACATTTTTCACAGGATCATGCTGTTTGAACGGTGTTGATGCCTACGCAATGTTTAACTTTACTTTAATTTGCTGTTTAGGTACAAGCGGAAGAGTTTGTTGTGCAGACAAAATGATGCAGGCCATTGCTCCGTACATCTTCGCATGTGCAGGTACATTAGGCGGTTCAGGTGGCTTTGCCTACTGTAATGGTGCGCAAAAAGCAGGTAAAGGCGGCGGAAGCGGCGTTTACAGAAGTTATTTACTATGTGTCTGTTATGGTGGATCTTATGATTTGTGTAACGGCAGTGGTCCAGCGTTGGCGTTCCCTCCAAGCGAGCTAGACTGGAGATTAAGTCCAGCAGGAACCGGCATGGCACTAATATATTGGAAAGATTAAGGAGAATCAAATGGGAATTTGGGCAAGAATTATAGATAATCATATCACAGAAATCCTCGAAGACGGAATGAGTCCACACGGGCTCATCCATCCGGAGCAGATTGAAAAGAACGACATTCCAGGTCACTGGGAAGAAGTTCCAGACGGCTGCCATGTAGGCTGGTGGTTTAAAAACGGTCAGTGGATTTCAGGCGAACAATATTATATTGAATGGGATTTAGAACATCCTAAACCAGAACCTGGGCCTCCTCATGCACACATTATTAAGAACGTGTTGCACAGACCCGAAGAGCATAAGACTTATGTTCACGTGGAAGCTAATATTGGTGGTCATGGATTCAACGAAGACGAAGAGCATCACGAATGGCTTGTTGAAGGTCAAGTATATACTGATGAAAAACTTGATTTAGTTTACGAGCATAAAGATGAGCCTTATACAGTAGACATTCAGCTAACTGCATTTGGTCCAGGCGGCGAGCATACACATCACGTGGATGACGAAGAAGTTATTACTATCCCAGCTAAGTTTGTACCATTGTTCTATCAAATGTTGGCAGGTAATGTTTCAGGCGCACAAGCGGCATTTACACCAGGAACACATGCAGTGGGTCTACCTGAATTAGACGCTAATCATAATTGGAAGCCAGCAATGACAGGCACAGTGACTGAGCATGTTGATAATCCCGGAGATCATCCAGACGCTATTACTCCAGCGGGCAGTGCTTCGGACAAAGTTCCAAGCGGTGTTGTAGTAACTGGTAATGGAACTCCAGTATCTGGGCCTGATGCAGTGATAACACACGAGGTTGAAACATTTACACCTCCAGTGTATACACCAGCACCGACTAAATCAGCTTAATTGCTAGTAGTTAAAATAAAAAAGGAGCATTTAGCTCCTTTTTTGTTGACTAGCTACAGTTGATATTAAAACTGATAATGATACGATCTTCGTCGCTTTCGCTAGGCATACTTTCATGCTTTAAATAACCAGGGAACATTAGCATTAGCCCTGAGCTAGGAATTACAACGTGTTTCCAAAACCCACGACCTTCCATAGTTTCTGGTTCGTTTTGTAATGCATATTCTTTTGGGTCTACAAATCGTATATTTCCACAATTTGCCGGAGCATTTACATAGTATACTCCGCTCCACTGTACAGGTTTGTGATCGTGCAACGGAATATAGGCGCCTTTAGGATATACACTAGACCAAGAATTTGTAAAATGCCAATCTCCAGTATATTTCAATTGAGAGAAAAATTCAGTTATTAGTTTAGAAATATGATCATAGAAGAATTTAAATTCTGGAACTTTGGTTAAATCGTGATAGTCAGTACTGTTAAATGACGAATAACCTAAATTGTGCGAATCTTCAGTTATAATATAATCGTCCCATTTATGACTTAGTACTCTTTTTTCATCAATTTTCTCAAACAGCGATTTAATTTCAATTTTTAGCTGATTGTTAATAGATTCATAGTCATCTATAACTGCTTCCATCATCATTACAGGAAATATTTTTGAAATCTTTTTCATAAACATACTTATCCAGTAATATTTAGGCCCTAAACAAACGTGAATAAATATTGCCTATGAATGTAATTGTGCTAACGCCCGATCGTGTAGGGTCAAGTTTACTCCAAAAATTTATCACCATGGTAATGCAAGGGCATGACTACGGCAAACCCGTAATCAATTTACACGAACTAACTAACGGCCTGGTAAAATATCACAGCGAAAAATACAATCAAGAATTACTTGGTAAACCTGCCAAAGAAGACTGGGGGTATCATCAAAGTTTAAAAGAAACTACTAGTTTGTTAGCCAGCGTAGATCAATATACAGTAAGTAGACTTGCTCAATATCATATTATTAATAGAAAAGATTCACTACCTGATCAATTGAGTTTTTACAAATACATCAATGACAATTTTTATATTATAAGTGCCCGCAGAGAAAACTTGTTTGAACATGCGTTAAGTTGGTGCATAGTTGCGTTTAGTAAAAAATTAAACGTTTATCAACATGAAGAAAAAATCGAAGCATTCGGCGCACTTTACAAAAACAAAATCACTGTGGATTTAAAAGTTTTTACAGAATATCTTGACAAGTATATAAATTATTTAAAATGGTCTAGCGATCATTTTATGGTTAACAAGATTTTTAATTACGAAACGGACGTTAAAAATTTAGATGGATTCGTTAATCAGTTAGATATCTTTCCTGCAAATCAACCAGCTAAAAAATGGGAAGACACTTATGGCATTAGTTGGAATAAATGGAACGCTTGTCATTACTTGATTAGCGACCTTACTGATTTTAGTCTTAAGATTGCTAATCAACAAGAATTCAGATTACTTGATAATAAAGAAAATACTCAATTGCCCACTAACAGTATGGGACTACAAAAGATTTTGTCCAGATCGTCACTAGCTATACAAGATCAAGAATTTGTAAAAACAAATTTCTCACAATATTTTTCAGTGTATAAGACAGTAAGCCAACAAGTAATGGATCGAGAACTGATACATGGAGTGCCTATAAAATTACAAACACTAGCTGAAAAAGCCTTAATGATTAAGAATTTTAAAGAATGTATAGACACGTATAATGATTGGAGTGCTAAAAACAATCTTGAACATAGATACAGTATAGAAGAATTAGGCAATATTGCATTGACAGAACTACAGGATTGGTATGATAATGTTAACAGATGATATGATCAAAGAACTAGCACTAACAGGCACTGCCAATGCTATGTTTTCAACTATGGGAATTGATAGCCCAGAATCTTGCAAAAATTTACCGCGGTTTAAAACATGGCCTAAGCAAGTAATCTATATGTATAATTATTTAGGTTATAGGGACAACGATTGGCCTGAAGATGTAAGTGGTCAAACGTGGTGTTTAGGCGATAGTTTTACCCTTGGGTTAGGACAAACGTTTGATGATACATGGCCACAATTACTATCACTAAAATTAAACACACCTATTATTAATATAAGTATGAATGGTGCCAGCAATGATTGGATTGCTCGCAGAGTAGCATATATCTTAGAAAATTTACAGCCAACAAATATATTAATACAGTGGAGTTTTTTACATAGAAGAGAACTCGATGACAATTATTTGCTAGATGAAGATAGGGCTGTTTGGTTTGACACTCACGACAATAACGACCTAGAAAACTTTTTAAAAAATATAGATTTAGTAGAAAGTAAAAAAGGAAAAACTAAAATAGTACATAGTTTTATACCAGATTTTGCAGATTTTGAACATAGAGATCAACTGCACAGTAAAGTTTATCAATACTTGGATAGAAATAACGTTGTTTATTTTGCCAGCTTAAAACAATTAGATTTTGCAAGAGATGGATTTCACTATGATGTGTTAACAGCAGACTCTTATGCTGAAGAATATTTTAAAAAATTGAATATGTTATGCATAAACTAAAAGATTTACCAATATTGTTTGTTCATTATCCAGCTGGATCAGGTGGGTGGTTTTTAGCTAGCTTACTATACAATGCAAGCGACCCTATACATGCATTTATATTTGATCAAATTGGGTCAAGTTACGCCAACAAGCAAATAAGAACTATTAATAATTTTTACACCGAGTTTGCAAAATCAGAAAAAGGCATGCAGATCATTCAAGATACTGACTATGATTCATTCTCGCTTGAAGATAGAATTGCATATTTGCATGACACATTAAAATCTGTAAAGGGCGCACCACTAGAACGAGTACCGCATGTAATTGCAATAAGTTGCTGTAACATAAACGTGTTTATGCAGGCGTTCCCTCAAGCAAAATGTATACAAATCAATATTGAACAAGACGACTTGTTAGTATGTACAGCTAATTTTCTTCGCTGGGGTCCTAAGACTAGGGAAAAATTTGATCAATTTTGCAAATCAAATGGCATAGAACCTACAGATGCCTTGTGGGAAAAATATACAACTATTGGAGATAACCCGCAGGAATTTTCGTGGGCTAAGTCTCATGTCGAATTAACCGCTAAAAATGTTCCAAATAGTGCTGATTACGATGATAGATTTTTTGAAATAATGTACAAAGAATATATGTTTGATAACCTCGACAACGTGTTGGGCAGTATAGTAAAATTTTTAGGATTTACTACCAATAATTTAATGTATGACGAAATGTGTAACAATATGTTAATATACAGAGGACAACAATTGAGATATAAATTATGACAACTTTTTATTGCAACGGAGATAGTTTTGTCTTCGGAATGGAAATTTTTGGGCACAACAACAGAGAAGAGCGTAATAAAGAATTATGTTTTGCCAAACATGTGGCAGATGATCTAGGTTGCGATACTTATATCAACAGTGCTTACAACGGAGCAACTAACGATTTTATTTTTAAAACCACGATAGCAGATTTAATCGAGTTGGAAAAAACCATGATTGATCCCAAAGATACATTTGTTATGATTGCTTGGACCAGCCTTACCAGAACGGAACTGGATGCCGAAGGATTTTATGGAGTCAATCCGTTCAGCTCTACTGATCAAATTGATCGAGAGCTGGAACGTTATACCGAAGCACCTGAAGCAATTGATCACAAAGTGGCGTTTGTCAGTCCATTTTTAGAAATATTAATCACAAACAAAGATAAAGAAAAAATAGATTTAAGCAACCATGTTCTGCCCTGGCTAACTAAATTCATTTGGACAGATCCTGTACTAATTCCAGCACAGCAAGCTCGCATGGCAGCCATGGAAGCATTTTTAAAAAGCCGTGGATACCGATATGTGTTTGTTGCCACATGTGGGGATTATTCATTTCCATTGTTGGAAGAAAGTGCTCATTATTTCTGGCCCGAAGAGCGAACAATGCATGATTTTTGCTTAAAACATTTTCCAACACATCAACGGCAACAACAACATTTTGACGAAGTACCACATGCGGCATTTGGCAAATTATTGGTTGACTATATTACCAAGAATCAATTATACTAAACAAGCGTACAATAAATATCATTAACTACGCACATTAAGGAACCCTATGAAAAAAGTCGTGTTTGTCAACGGAGGAGCAGGTAGAGTATTGGCCAGTATTCCTGCCCTTGAAGAATTGAATCGCCGAGGAGAACTCGCAGGTATTGTTTGCGAAGGCGGCATGGAAATGTTTCTCGGGCATCCTGTTTTGCAAGATTTGGCATATGATGTCAATCACAAAGGCTTGTTTGACACATTAATCAAAGATAATCAACTGGTGTCTCCTGAGCCTTACAGAGATCACGAGTATTATAATCAACGCAGTAGTTTACAACAAAGTTTCTGGTGGGAAATTCTAGGAGAGCGTACTACAAAAACAGTGGTACCTACTCTAGTACTAAGCAAGCAAGAAGAAATGAGCGCCTGCGGAGTTATTAGTCAAGTAAAACAGCAAATGGGCAAAGAGAAAACTATTGTAATCCAACCATTTGGCCGTAGCAGTACAATGGGCCCGGGCATTGTATTTGATGGAAGCAGTCGCAGTCTTGAGCAAAGCGCATTTATTGAACTAGTTGGCGAGTTAAGCAAAGAATATAATATGATTTATATGGGCGAGCACAAGTTAGAAGTCATGAATGTTCCTTTGTTTCAGCCACAAGAACAAATGCCGTTGCGAATTTGGGCGGCTGTAATCGAAGCTAGTGATTATTTTATTGGATGTGATAGTGTGGGCCAGCATATGGCATATTCATTTAACAAGCCCGGTACTGTGGTATGCGGTAGCACATACCCTATCAATATTACATATCCAGATCATTTCAATATTGTAGAAAAGAAAAATGCTGAAAGAGTTTACAGCCCTATTAGAATTTGTGGATTTGGATGCGAAGAAGCAGACCGTTTAAATGATACTATCATGGATTTTAGCAAAGAAGAATTAAAATCTATCATTGCTAATATTAAAAAGCATATCGAAAAAACAACAAAATAAGGAACTACACATGTGGTTATTAGGAATCAACGTAGGCCATAATGGTGCTACAGCACTGTACAAAGATAGTGAATTAATCTTTTACATTGAAGAAGACAGATTGAGTAGATTAAAGTACGACGGCAATCCTTACATGGGTATGGAAAAAGCCTACGAATATACTGATACAATTGACTATATTGTTCTTTGCGGTACACGCAATTCATTTGGAAAAATGCCATGGACTGCTGAAGATCCTTACACTTGCTATGCACGTAAGAAACAACAAGGTCGAAAATTAGAAACAATTAAACTGGGCGATGACCATCATTTAACACACGCTGTTACTGCATTTTATAATAGTGGATTCGACGATGCAGTGGCAGTGGTTGTAGACGGTGCAGGCAGTGGATTCATGCACGAGCAAGCTCCCCACCTTTGGGAAGATACTTGGGAAGTTGAAAGTATCTGGGACTGTAACTATCCAGCGGACATTAAACAATTGTTAGTTAACTATGGTTGTAATAGTCCCGACAGTTTTGGAGTTGACTATCAAGGTGCTAGAGTAGAGTGCAGTGATGGCCACGGTATTGTAAAAAGTTATGAAGCTGTTACACAATTTTTAGGATTCCATGCCATCGAAGCTGGCAAAACTATGGGACTCGCTCCTTATGGTAAACCTAATGATACAATTAAAATCGACGATGGTAAATTTAACAATCGTAGTTTTATCAAGCCACGTTTTCCAGCCGGCAGTCTAGTACGCTGTGATATGGATTCGGAACTAGGTGCAATTTGTGGCGATGTCAGCTGGCATAGTGATGAAGATTTGATCGACGATTATAGAAAAGATTTGGCTTACGCTGTGCAAAAGTCATCGGAACGCCGTGTGGCGGATTTAATTCGCCTAGCTATTGAAATGACTGGCAAGAAAAAAGTAGTTATGGCTGGCGGATATATTCTTAATTGTGTTGCCAATTACGAATTCTTAAAAGAATTTCCCGATGTTGAATTTTATCATGAACCAGTAGCTCACGATGGCGGCAATGTAATGGGTGCTTGTCAAATGGTATATAGAAAAATGAGCCAAGATTCTATTAAGGCACCCTTAACTACATTGTATCTTGGCCCAGATCATAGCGAAGAATATGCTACCGCAGATTTTACAGGATTTGACGTAACTGATGTTACGGCTGCCGATGTTGCTAAAATTATTGCAGAAGAAAATATTGTCTGTTTGTATCAAGGTCGCAGTGAAGCAGGCCCCCGTGCATTGGGCAATAGAAGTATTTTGTTTGACCCAACAGTTAAGAACGGCAAAGATCTTGTTAATGAAGTTAAACGCCGCGAGTGGTTCCGTCCATTTGCTGGTACTGTGCTTGCTGAAAAAGTACATGAATGGTTTGATTTGAGAAGCAAACAAGACACTCCATTTATGATGTATGCTGTAAATGTACTAGATGACAAACAAGATGTAATTCCAGCAATCACACACGTAGATGGAACTTGTAGAATTCAAACAGTTACACAAGAACAAAACCCTCACTATTACGAATTGATCAGTGAATTTGAAAAGATTAAATCTGTTCCAATTTTGTTTAATACCAGTTTTAATCTAGCTGGAGATCCTCTGGTGGAAACTGTTAAAGAAGCAACGGAAACTTTATTAAAGTCCGACATGAAGTACTTGTGGATGCCAGAAATAGGCAAGTTACTTACAAAGACAGCATAAAAAAAGAGCTCCTAAGAGCTCTTTTTTTTAGAGTGTTTTAGCAAATTCTAATAACGACCCGTATTCTTTAATTTTAATTTGATTTGTAAGCTCGAAAGCCTTAGTTTTAGTTTGTTTACTAAGTCCTGTTATCAGTATAGGTGTTGATTTCATTTTATTTGCGGCTTTTACATCATTCATATCCGCACCAATGTAAAAAGTCTCATCCCATTTAACTGGGTTTTCATTAGCGGCACGCTCAAACATACCTGTATTAGGTTTAACATACGGGTCAGTTTTTTCAGTGCTTGGGCTGTAATAGTTATTTCTAACACGGCCGCCCAGACTTTCCACTATTTCTTTAAATGCACCAAGAATATTTTCAAAATCTTTTAAATCCAAGTTCTTTGTTCTGCTAGGCGGTTGACCCATGATTACTAAAAAATCATGCCCTTTTTGAGTTATTAATTTTACAGCATCAGCCACATCGTCAGAAATTGACAGTTGGTTGCCCGGAGTAAACGGTGTGGTGTTATCAAATATAACGCCAAACAATGTCAGCCCTATAATTTTTCTACCCTGTTGTAGCTTCCAAACATCTTTAAAATACTCCGAATAACGGCCCATACAAACTCCTCTTGTTATAGTAATTTAGCATATTTTTCTGCCTAGAGCAATAATATTGATATGAATAAATACAGTGTACTAGCGAGAGTCTATGAACTTTACTGATTTTTTCACACGAGGGTTAGCAAACACCCTTAAATTCAAGAACCAAGCAAATTTCTCCTACAGAGGAACTGCTGTTGTTGTAAACACGACTACAGTGATAGATACATGGTACTTACAAGATTTTACCACAGCCAGTTATGAATTAAGTCTAGAATACGGACCTGATGATGTCGAACATGTTAATGCTGTGGTCACTGCTCGTGCTGGTCAAGCTAGTATAACAGTTTATGGACGTACTAATCTTGGACGAGATCTTGTGCAATTTTCTACTACAGTTGACAATAGCGTGGTCAAGCTGATAGCAACACCGTTTTACGAAGCAGACGATGCAACATTGCTAAAAAATATTAAAGTAATTTTTAAAGTAACTTATAGTGAACGAATTACTCGACTTGCAGTTCCGACTACTGTAGGCGAGACAACTACGGCAGGCGGCGAATTTGGCCAACAATTAAACTGGAATAACAGTAACTTACCTAACGGTTTTTTACAAATTACTGAAAACGGCCAAATTGAAATTAGTACATTAACTAATATAGTAGTTGCAGGACAAAGCCCGTTAAGATCTGCTTTTATCCTAGATAGTTTTAATATTACCAATCCTGATAATGCCATTGCTGTTACTACTAATAGCACTACGCGAACATTAACGTTCACTGCAACTAATTACCCTAGCGTAGCAGTTACTAGTTCTTTTACCAGTACACTCAGTGGCAGTACTAACAAGATAGATAATGTTATAATTGGCGGTAGCACTCCGTTCCCAGCAAATTTTACAACACTTACAACAACAAATCAAACAAATTTAACACCTGCAAGTAGCAACGTGATAATCAGTCCAACAGGCACTGGCAGAATTGTAGCCAGTTCTTCGATTTTAGGAACTATGGATAACGTTATAATTGGAAGTATTACTCCTGCAGGCGCAACGTTTTCAACATTATTATTAACAAATCCACAAAATGGTGGAAGTGACCTTGCTACACTTAACACGGTCAAACAACAATTATTGCTAGGAGCAATTAAATGAGTGCATATACCTACATTGCCGTCGCAGGCCAAAATACAATTGGTTTAAACGCCACTACTAATACATTAACCGTAGCCGCTGGCGGCGGTATTGCTATTACTACAAATGCTACAACAAACACTTTGACTTTTAACATTAGTCCTACTATCAGCATAGCAAATTTAAATGTCACAAACACATTAACAATTAATCCTAGCTCAACAGGAACATTGGATAACATTGCAATTGGCGCGACTGTACCAAGAGCTGGCACGTTTACATCGTTAGTAGCCACAAACACAGTTAATTTAAGCCCTGCAAACGCACAAGTTACAATCAGCCCAACGGGCACGGGTCAGTTAGTTATTGCCCCAGCTAATGGCGGCACATTGGATAACGTGACTATAGGATCAATTACACCTGCGGCAGGAAAATTCACCAACGTGGCATTGAGCTCAACGCAACAATTTGCCAGTAACAGCGCAGTAACAAAGAATTTTGCCACAGCACTTGCGGCAGCTTACGGTATAGCAATGGCCTAAAATATGAGTAATGTAACTAAATTATTTAGAAGTCAAAGCGGATTCACTAGTCCTTACTTTGTAGTTGATAGTATTGGCAATATGATTGTTAGTAGCCTTGTGGTTACTGGTAATCGTGTGGAAATTAGTGCTGGATGCTATATCAGCTATAACGGTGTTCCTTTATTAACTAACACCAGTTTATCCAGCAGTATAGTAAATATTCCTGGTACTCTTACTGGTATAACTGTTGGCGGCCCAACAAGTCTAACGGGTAATTTAACAGTTAGCGGTGGTATAGTAAGTGTTGTTAGTAGTTCAACTGGTACTTTAGATAATGTTAGTATTGGTAGTATTACTCCTAATGCCGCACAATTTACCACTGTTCGTACAACAGGTAATGTCACGTTAGATGGCGCTGGAAATATTCTTATTAACACCAGCGGAACAGCCACAATAAGCCCTGCGGGCAGTTTAACTATTGGCACAGCAGGCATATCAACTACCCAGCTGGGTAACATAGTTGCTACAACGCAAAATCAAACAATTAATTTTAGCCCTACAGGAGTTGGTTCTGTCACTGTTAATCCTACCGGATTAGGCGCAATAGACAACATGACTATAGGTTTAACAACTCCAGCGGCTGGACAAATGACTTCATTAACACTGACAGCCAATGACGAATCGTACTGGAATGCAGTTAGTACTCCTACTAACCTTAGAAGTCAGGCAAGCACAAAAAGATACGCAGAAAATGCGGCATGGGCCATAGGATTCTTCACGAGATCAATCTAATGCTAGGCCCAATGATAAATAATACTAGATAATCGGAGAGCAATAAATGGCCAAAAGTCAGATTAGACAATACGTTTTTACACCAGGAGCAGCCGGTGTAGGCACAATTCAGGTACCTGGAAAAGTTGACCTTCAACAACTTTTGGTGATTACTAACACCACAAAAAACGTTATATTATATAACTTTGCTGACGTTACCTATGCAGGTACAACAGTTACAATGACTCGTGCAAACGACATTACAAACTGGCTTACTACATTAGATAACACAGACGGTATTACAACTATTACCCTAGCAGTTAGTACAGTTGGCCAAAGTGCAACAGACACCTTGCAAGTGTTCTTCGAAAAACCAGAATTAATAACTCGTCCATGGGATATGGGTACAGATGCGTTTGAACGCACACGTACAGCCAGCCCACAAAGCATGCTTGACGCTGACTTTGAGTACGGAATCCAGCCAACTAAGTGGTTGACTATTAGCCAAGAACGCGGTTATCCAAGTATTTTTGAAGTTCCTGGTACAGATATTCAAGTTACCGCAGTTGTAACAGATGCAAGTCGAGGATCAGGCGGAACAGATACTAGTGCCGCTTTGATTACAGTGACTACATTTAACGCTCATAACTTAACAGCTGGTACTCCAATTACTATCACTGGTTTAGATTCTAGTATTACAGGTTACGATCGTGGCCAGGGTTCGTTTATTGTTTATCAAGTTCCTTCAGCAACAACATTTACATACTATGCTACAGGTAAAGTAGGTTTTAGCAACGGCGATAGCTTATACACTCCTGTTGTTCAGTTGCGTCTAGGCGGATTTTATACAAGTAGCAACATCAATGCTGTTATTGTAACAACCGCAACCAGTACCAATGCCAGCGGCAACTTAGTCACTGTAAACAACACAGTGGGTATGACTGTTGGATCTAGTGTAGTGTTTAATACACTACGTACAAATGCTGTATCTACCAACGCTGTAGCACAGACAATTACCTTAGGTACCACAGTGGGTATGTCGGTAAATATGCCGTTAACATTCAGCGGTACTAGTTTTGCTGGTATTACATCTGGCGCAACTTATTATGTGGTCAGTATTATCGACAGTGTAACAATTACAATGAGTGTTAACCCAAGTTTAACTCCCGTATTTGTTCCAACACAAACAACCACTGGCGGTAACATGAACGTTACCGGTGGATCAAGTTTTGGTAATTTAGTAGCTGGTACACAATATTATGTTGCATCAGTTCCTAGCTCAACTACTTTAACAGTCAGTCAAAACGTTATTTTCACCACAACAATTAGCGCAACCAGTGCAGTTACTAACGGTGTAGCACTGGGTACAACTGCTAACATTACTGTGGGCGAGATTATTAACATTACAGGTACCACAATTGGTAACTTAGTAGCTGGTACTTACTATGTGTTTGCCATCCTTGACGGTGCAAACATTACTGTGTCAACCACATTGCCAACAACAGCTGGCGGTAGTGGTAACGTGTTTACTCAAACTACAGCATACGGTAGTATGGCAGTTACCTGCGGAACAACATTGATACTGTCAGGGTCAGGCCTTGCAAATGCTGGATTTTTAACATGTATCAGCACAGGTTATCCAACATTCACAGTTAGTACACCAGCAGTTGCCTGTAGCTTTACAGCCGCATTAAGTGGTAATACATTGACTGTAAGTGCTATCGCTAGCGGAGCACTGGCTGTTGGCCAAGGCGTTCAAACAACAGGATATACAGTACCAACAAATACTATTATTGTGTCACAAAGTAGTGGTACTACAGGACAAGCAGGTGTGTATATTGTAAGTTCTAGCACTGGTAGTGTAACTAGCACAGCCAGTTTCCAAAGTACTAGTAGTTCGACTACGATTACAGTAAACACTTATAGTAACCATGGATTTGTTCCCGGGTCAACAGTTAACGTGGTAGTTACATCAGACAACGGTTTTAATAATCATCAAATTGCCGCTGGTCCGTACTATGTTGAAAACGTCACAAGTGCAACAACATTTACCTACACTGGCAAAACCATCAACTTTATACAACCTGGTACAACTATTGTTGCTACATTGTATGCTCGAGTTGACAGTTTCTATCAACACAGACCGTTTGACGGCGGTGTACAATTAGGTACAGGCAGCCCAGGACACGGATTGCAAGCAATTCGTATGAGTAAGAAATATATTCGTTATCAATCAGGTAAGGCGATTAACTTTAACACTGGTTTCTTAATGGCTCCTAACTTCTTTGTACGTAGCATTACTGCTTCTGGTACCGCAATTGGTTCAACCATTACTATTGTAACAGATGACGTGGATCACGGTTGCCAACTAGGAGCTCGTGTAAAACTTGACGGCGTGTTGACCACTGGTTTCAACGGTACCTATACTGTAGCCGGTATTGTTGATGAGCGTGTAATACAAGTTACTGCATTTCAAACATTGGGCAGTATTAGCCCAACAACAGGCGCCGCAATTCAAGATCCTTGCTTATTAAGTTTTGTAGGTTGGAGCGGTGCAACTGTGCGTACAGGAACATACGACGAACAAAACGGTGTGTTCTTTGAATATGACGGACAACAATGTTATGTTGTAAAACGTTCAAGTACATTCCAATTGGCTGGAACTATTAGTGTAACAACAGGTAGCGGACAAGTTATTGGTATTAACACACGTTTCTTAACACAGTTAGCCGCAGGCGACCGCGTGGTTATTCGTGGTATGACCTATGTAGTAACACAAGTTGTCAGCTCAACCTTAATGTATGTTAACCCACAATGGCGTGGTGTTACCAGCTTGAGCGGTATTAAAATGACCAAAACTATCGATTATAAAGTGCCACAAACACAGTGGAACAAAGATCGTTTTGACGGTTCAAACAGCCCATTCAATCCAAGCGGATACTTGATGCTTCCATATAAGATGCAGATGGTTGGTATGCAATGGACATGGTATGGTGCTGGTTCTATTGACTGGATGATGCGTGGCGACGATGGTAACTACAAATTTGTACATCGTTTACGTAATAACAACTTGAACAACGAAGGTTGGATGCGTACTGGTAACATGCCTGTACGTTATGAAGTGCAAAACGAAGGCGCACGTAGCTATACAGTAGGTTCAGTTAACATGGGCATTGCTGATACAGTAATGACTGTGTTTGACAGCAGTTTCTTCCCAACGCCGGCTACAGGATCAAGCATAACAGTTTACATTGATAACGAAATTATCACTTATACTAAGACTACTAATGCTTACATAACTGCAACTGTATTAAGTTCTAGCGGAACAACTTACAACAGAGTTATTTTAAGCAATACAACTAATATGGCTGTTGGTCAACCTATTGTGTTTACCAATACTCAGGGTATAAATTTAGGTAATATCATTAGTGGTAGTACTTATTATATTTTAAGCATTGCAACATTCACTGGCACTATTAGTGGTGTTAGTTATACTAATGCTCCGTCTGTTACTGTAAGTACAACAAGCGGTGGAACTGTAGTAACACAAGTAAATGCGGTTGCAACAACCCCATACAACGGACTAATGACAACGTGTGCATTGATCGGTTGTACCAGAGCTCAAAGTACGACTCAGTGGACCAATGGTTCATATAGAACTTTTGGTGCAGGATCTGCGGCTGTACACGTTAGCGGTACAGGTGTAATGCAAATTACCCCAACAGCAAGTCCAGTAGTAAGTCACTGGGGTGCGGCGTTTGTACAAGACGGCGGCTTTGATACTGACCGTTCATACATTTTCAGCTATCAGAGTCCAAACATTACAGTTACTACTAAGAAAACCTGTGCGTTTGCGGTGCGTCAAGCACCTAGCGTATCAAACGCTTTGACAGGTGATTTGGGTATTCGCGAATTGATTAACCGTGCGAGCTTCTTGCTACAAGGTCTTGAAATTACAGCGGGTGCTGGTGGTACTAACGCGGCGTTGATTATTGAAGGTATTATTAATCCGCAAAACTATCCAACTGATTTGACTAAGATTCCATTCTATAGTTTGAACAGTACAACACTGCCAACTGGACAACCAAGTTTCAGTCAAATTGCTCCAGGCGCTGGTATTACATTTGCTAACTCAGCTACCAACATTACCACAGTGACCAACACTGGTATCAACACTATCGGTGGTACATCATTTACGGTCAACAACGTGAACGGTATTCGTGTGGGTGATGACGTACTAGTTCCAGCAACTCCAGCGGCGTTCTTTAGTTTAACGCAAGTTAAATCAATTAACGGTAGCACAATTACTCTTAACCAAGGTGTTGCGGCAGCAGTCAATAGCGGTGCAACAATTTACTTCTCACGTAACACAGCGGCGACTCCGGGCGAAACAGTATTTTCGTTTGTTGGTTCTCCAGCTAACAAAGACTCATTGGACTTGTCAAACTTGAAAGAGTTGACTAACACTCCAATTGGTGGACGTGGTTGTTATCCAAACGGTCCAGACGTATTGTTTATTAACGTTTACATTACACAAGGTACTGTTATTGCTAACATGGTACTACGTTGGGGCGAGGCTCAAGCGTAAAAAGATTGTTCGTTGCAGTCAAAAAGCCACTCTCGGGTGGCTTTTTTATTCTTTAAAATAAATTATAATATGCAACTACAAGATTACATACGAGTATATGATAACGTTCTTAATAAAGAATTTTGTGAAGATTTGATTTGGATTTTTGGTCAAGCAGTAAATGTGCAAAGGCATGATTTGCAAAATTTAAGTTTTGATCAAGTGGTAATGAATCACACTCACATGTTTCGACCTGTTATGGATAGAATTTTTGATACATGTGAATCTATTAAGAATAGATATTTGAAAGATTGCTCTATTGATTTTGTCCCCACCCATGCATACGAAATGTGTAAGATGAAAAAATATACTGCAAATGTTGATCATTTTGATACACACATTGATAGTGCAGATGCTCAAACTGGCGATAGATTTTTAGTTATACTATTTTATCTTAATACTGTTGAATCAGGCGAAACAGAATTTACTAAATTGAATTTAAAAGTACCAGCAGTACAAGGAAGTGTATTGGTATTTCCCAGTAACTTTTTATATCCGCATAGGGGCAATGTTCCCTTACAGGACAAATATATTTTTAGTACTTATTTGCTTTGTGATTAAAGATTATCTACTATATCAATTATAGTTTGTATCTTTGTTTGAATTACACGATTGCGCAGACTAAGGTCTAGTCCCTTGTGTATAGGTTTAGGAAAACGACCTAAGATAAACCATCCCCACGCACTGTGTTCTTCGCTTAATATTGGAACAAATTCTTCTTCTACTACGCAAAAATATGTGTGGAAACTAAACACAGCATCGTTGCTGGTAAATTTTTCTAAAGGTAATGCTTTTTTAATTGAGGGAAGAAAGCCTAATTCTTCTTCAATTTCACGTTGTAGGCCCTGCCATGGATTTTCATTAGCTAGGTTTGTGCCGCCTACTAGCCCCCAAGTGTCGGCATGCTTGCCATGATCTTTTTGTAACAATAAAAATCTGCGAGTAGATTTAGCGCAAATTAATGCACCGCTACATATGATTTTATCTGTTATAGTTCTAGTCTCCATTCTCCGGCCCTGTATTCACCTTCAAAGCTCTTGACCCAGGAAACTCCGTTCCATAAGTATTGAACTCCAGTGTATATATTCGTTTGCCAGATCATAGTGGTCTTTTCGTGAGCACTGTTGAATATTACATGCCATGCAGAGCCAGTGTATTCAATAATGTCATTAGATTTGGCCACTAGTGGTCCCCATGCACTAGCAGGTTGTGCATTAGAGGCATTACCAATATCTTCAATCAGCAAGTACCTGCGTCCAGCGGCTAGCGTTCCAAATCTTTCAACAAATTTAGCGTCATTAGGACCTGTTTGTGTTGGATCTATAATGCCGTCTATAGTTCCTAAACTAGCAGTCCTATAACTAGTTGTTGCATTGTAGTGAGGTATATCGGTATCCAAAAATCCGTTACTATCTATACTTGTATTAGTTACTAATGTGTCAAGGTCCCAGTTTATGCTTAATATGGTAGTATCAACCGGATTCAACGATACTGTACCCGCAATTTCAGTACCAGTACTTTGTTTTAAATAAATTCGTGTGCTACCTGCGGCATATTTGCCGGGATATTGGTCAAACAACGCACTCCAGTCAACTGGTACGCCTTGTTTAATGCCAATTTCTATGGCTGGATTTCTTGGAATTACACTTTCTGTTGAGTTTAATATCATGGCCTGGTTGCCGTAAACTTGAATTCCAAAATCACTAATAGATGTAACTTGTTCTGTTAGCAAATTGTTTAATATAACATTGCCACCGATACTTGGATCAGACCCTAGGCCTTCTATGTAACCGTTTTGACTTGTTTCGCCATCGTTGTAAAAACTGGTAATAATCTTTTTAATAATACCAAGATGTTTAACTTTAACTGGCGGGCTTAACCATATTGGAGTTTCAACAGTAACAGTAGCAATATCAATGGGGTTGTCTGTGCCTACTGGAACACTTCTGCTACTCCAGTTAATGTCATTTAGATTTAATACAGTTAAACTGGTCCAATCAATATAATTGTCGGTCGTTTGTAATTCTAAACTAGGATTAAACAAAACTAAGATTTGTTCTAGTAGTTGTAATTTTTGATCTGTATTGGCTGCCCAAATGTCAACTTTCATTTGTAATTCAAATGGTGTAGGCATTATTCTTTCCACAGTGTAATTTCTGCCTTGGCTACCAGTGTATGCTCCGCTAATTACATCACGCTCACGAATGTGTACTTTACCTACATACGTTGCGTCAGCTAGCCTATTACGATCTAATTTAAGTTCTTTAACATACACAGCAATTCTAGGAACACTGGAAATTTTATTTTCACTGTTATTACGTATGATACTGGATACTTGTCGTTCTTGATCACCATACATTACAGGCACTTGATGCAATGTTCCGTCACCGTATTTGACTACAAAGTTACTAAACACTCTGATAGTTTGCGTTATGTAACGTCTTATTTGCCCGTCGTAAAAATGTTCCATTATAAATCTGCTCTAGGTTTAAGTACTTGAGATAAACTCTGACGTTGATTTTCTCTATAGTTATATAACGTAACAATCCATGTTCCATCATAGGGAATAGTCTGTTGTACTGTGTTTATAATTGGCAATGTTATACGCACACATTGGCTGATAATGCCTGTAGACGGATTAACGTATCCATATGAACTTAACATTGTTGGATGCTCTGCAACAACATATTCTATGTTATCAGTGTCTAATTTTAACACAACGTATGTGCTAGTTGTATAGGGTATACTAGTGTTTACGATTGTGTTGCCTGTGACCAGTTTAACAAAATCAGTTGCTACAGCATTATTGTAGGTATAATTGTTGTTGTTGATAAAGCTGGTCTTCAAGGTGTTTCTAGTGTCGTTGTTAGTCATAGTCATTCTAACGGCATCTTCTTGTTTGACCCAACGTACACCATCAAATTTAAAAAGTCTATTAGGCAAAAAATCTACTCGCAAAAAGAAATCATTTAATATAGGGCTACTTGGAAATTGTATACCATGTCCAAAAGTATATCCGTTGACTGGAAAACCATCACCAATAAGATAACCGGTGTATCCCGATCTTGCAGGCACTTGATTTACATCGCTGGCAAAATTAAGATCGGTACTGGCATCTATTGTGCTTTGGTCAGCGGTATCTAACAATGGTTTTCCAGTAATAGGATCAACAGCCAAGGTATAAAATTGTCTAGTCTCGTATCCGCTCTTAGGAGCATCTTCTTCTGCTTGTGCTAAAACTTTTGCGTTTATTTCTAATTCTGTATTGCGTGTGCTTAGTAGGTCTCGTAGGGTAGTATTAGCGACTGGATCACCATTGGCATCCAATGCCTGTTGATTTAATATGTCAGCAAACTGTTGGCTGTCTACTATTTTTTTACATTTTAATCTGTACAAATGAGGATACCAAGTGCTACTAAATCCTTCTGTAGCACGACCCACATCATCTATCACATAGTAACGAGGCAAACCAAAATCAAAATCGTTTAGTGCAAATTCATCTCGCAAGTGCGGTAGCTCAAATACATCCCCGCTCATGGGCTTACGACCAATAGTGTTGATAATGTCATTGATATGTACAGTCATGTAGATAGTATCGCTATCAATGAACAGGCCAAACTGACTTAGATTAAAGTCGATATTTGCAACATTATAGTGCCCGCGCAATCTATAAATTTCAGTATCATATTTCCTATCACGATTTTCTAAGAACAATAAATCCTGAATATTGGTAGGGTTTAAAACGCCATACGCAGGCTGATCGTGTGTGCCAGAGTCTTTTACTGGCGGCCCAAGATACTTGTGCAAGTATACATCAGTACCGCCGACTTGGAACATTTCGCTGGCTTGACGATCTATAAATTTATAGTCGTTGCCCTTTTCTGGTTTGTATAAGGATAAACGTGGCATATGATATTTATCGTATGATAAATATGTATGGAGAACTTATATGGACGATCTACCATCAACAACGCAATCTGATTCTACAACTGAACGAAACAAGGTGTTTAGCTATGTAAAGCAAATGCTGGGCGACGGCATGATTGAGGTAGAATTAGATCCTATACACTACGAAACTGCCCTGGATCGTGCTTTAAATCGATATAGACAAAAAAGCCCTAATGCTGTGGAAGAAAGTTACAGCTTTTTGGAACTTATACAGGATCAAAATGAATATAGATTACCTGATGAAATTATCACTGTGCGTCAAGTGTTTCGTAGAGCTATTGGCAGCAGAACTGGTATGGGTGCGGGCGGTACGTTATTTGAGCCGTTTAACCTAGCTTATACCAACACTTATATGATGTCTGGTAGCATGATGGGCGGACTGGCTACATATGAACTATTCAGCGGATATCAAAAACTAGTAGGGCGTATGTTTGGTAGCTACATAGAGTTTAGCTGGAAACCTACCACTCATATTTTAAATATTTTACAACGCCCATTTAGTCAAGGCGAACAAATTTTAATTCAAAGTTATAATTTCCGTCCAGACTGGGTATTACTGCAAGATACTTATGCCAAGCAATGGCTTAAAGATTATACACTAGCAGTTTGCAAGCAAATTTTAGGCGAAGCTCGTAGCAAGTTTGGAGCAATTGCAGGCCCAGGATCTCCTATCACTCTAAACGGCACAGCATTATTGGGTGCCGCCAAAGAAGAACTATTAGCTTTGGATAAAGAAATTGATACCTATGTAGCCGGCGGAACTGGATACTATTTCGTTCTTGGGTAATCAACAACTCTATACTGTATAACTACAGTATGAGAAAAATTATTGACAATTTCTTATCTAAAGAAGATTTCCATCGTTTGGAAAATGCACTACTAGGCTATACCTCTGGATTTCCTTGGTTTTTATCAGTAGTAGTAACAGGAGATGCAGAAATTGAATGCTCCGAGAATAGTAACTGGCAACTATGCCATTCTTTTTACGATGTTCCAAAAGGTCCCGACTATCGGCCAATGCCAACAATGAGCTTGATATTGCCCATACTGGAAAAATTAGAACCTAAAATTCTAATAAGAGTAAAAGCTAATTTAAATCATAGGACAGAACAAGTAGAAGTACATTCCTACCACACCGACGTTCCCGAAGACGAGCTAGCACCCATGTCTAAAACAGCAGTTTTTTATGTCAACAGTAATGACGGCTATACTATTTTTGAAGACGGTGAACGTGTAGACAGCGTTGCTAATCGATTACTCATGTTTGATGCTACACAAAAACATAGTGGCTCTACTTGTACAAATGAAAAATTTCGATGTGTAATCAACATCAATTGGCTCTAAAACTTCTTGACCTTGTAATAAAACTGTTATATACTAGCATATCTTTAGGAGAAGCTATGATTATAGGCGTGTGTGGTTTTATTGGTTCAGGCAAGGATACCATTGCCGATTATCTTACTAATTTTCATGGCTTTCGACGAGAATCATTTGCTAACAGTTTGAAAGATGCTGTTAGTGCAGTGTTCGGTTGGGACCGCACAATGCTAGAAGGCCGCACAAAAAGTGCCCGTGAATGGCGCGAACAAGTAGATCCGTGGTGGGCAGAACGTTTAGGTATGCCCGAACTTACACCTAGATACATTTTGCAATATTGGGGCACCGAAGTTTGCCGTAACGGCTTCCATGACGACATGTGGATTGCCAGCTTAGAAAACAAATTACGTACCAGCAAAGACGATATTGTAATTTCAGACTGTCGTTTTCCTAACGAAATTAAATCAATTAAAGCCGCAGGCGGAATTGTAATTCGTGTAAAACGCGGCGCAGAACCTGAATGGTATAATGATGCCGCTGATATGAATGCCGGCGATCGCTGTATAAATTATATGTTAGCTAAAACTCGCATGCAAAAGCTAGGAATTCATGCTAGCGAAACCGCATGGGTTGGCACCAAGTTTGATCATGTGTTTGCTAATGATTCTAGTATTGATGATTTATATGCACAAGTTAAACAACTTATAAATCCGGGACAAGATCGCCTTGACGCCAACGAATCCCTTCTTTATGCAGAACCTTTGCACAATTAGCACATACTGTTTTTAAGTTAACAGGGCGGCAATTGTTTAAATCCCCGTCCACATGAAATACAGAAAATATTTCTTTATGTGGTGATTTTACTCCACATTTATCACAAGCATTTTTAACAGCATAGCCTGAACGTTGCCATCTGGGTTCTTTAACGCCTCTTAAACACAGTCCACATTGGCTTCTGTAAAAAGCCTTACCGTGTTTATAATAATTAATAGCTACTGGTGCTCTTCCGCAGGAACATAGTGGTCTCATACTTTATTTAAGCCTTTTTAAGACCTTTTCTCGGCTTATAACCAAGCCAAAAGTTCAAAAAGCCATAAATACATTAAGAACATGTATTCATGGAGATTAATAATATGGCTCAACTAAGTTCACCCGGCGTAAGCGTATCAGTAATAGACGAATCGTTTTACACACCAGCCGCTGCCGGCACGGTACCGCTATTCATTGTAGCATCCGCACAAGACAAGAAAAATGGTGCCGCTACAGGTATTGCACCAGGAACAAAAAAATCCAAAGCTGGCGAAGTATATTTGCTAACAAGCCAAAAAGATTTAAGCGACACATTTGGTATTCCAAAGTTTTACACAGATGCTAGTAATAATCCTATTCATGCTGGTGAACAAAACGAGTATGGTCTAGAAGCCGCATACAGTTTCCTAGGAGTAAGTAATCGCGCTTATGTAGTACGTGCCGATTTAGATGTAGGATCACTAACTGGAACTACAACAGCTCCGTTCGGTGCTCCAGCTGATAACACATACTGGTTTGATACTACTGACACAAAATTTGGTGTATTCCAATGGGATTCACGTCCAGGCTCAGCAACAGGCGGACAAACATTTACAGAACAACAAACTGCTAAGAATTTTACAATAATTACAGACGTTACAAAATGCGTTGGTGGCGCCGCTGGTGCCGCACCTTTGGCCAGTGTAGGTCAATTAGGCGACTATGCTCTTGTAGCAACTAGTAGCCTAAACAAATTATATTTGAAAAAATATCTAACTGATACAGCCGCTGGTACATGGGTTGAAGTAGGAACAGCCGCATGGAGTTCTAGCTGGCCAACAGCCACTGGCACTATCTCTGCAGGTACTGTCACGCTAGCAAGTGGTACTGACACATTTGTTGTTAACGGTACAACAATAACAGCAAGCGGTACAACATTAGCAAGTTTAATCACGCAGATTAATGCTAATAGCACTTTAACTACAGCTGGTATCAAAGCCGCTAATATCAACGGTTATTTAAATTTATACAGTGACGGTACAAACATAAACAATGCCACTTACACTGGTTCAATCACATTAAGTGGTACAGCAGTTGCAAAAGTTGGTTTAGCGTCAACTATCTACATGTCTCCACAACTACAACTTAGCGCACATACTAGTGTTCCGTTGTTTAAAATTACAGACAATGCAACTACAAATAATGGCGCACCAACAGGGTCGCTATGGATTAAAACTACTAGTGCAAACTTTGGTGCTGACTGGATTATCAAACAATATAGTTCAGCTACTGGTGCATGGGCAAGTTTGCCAACAACAGTACAAGCTAACGGACAAAGTGCATTGTATGCATTGGATCCAACAGGTGGCGGTTTAAATCTAGGTAAAGGTCAAGTTTATGTAAAATATAACGATGACGAAGCTACACCAGCACTTGCACACTTTAAAATTTATACTCGTAACGACATTGGTGCAACAACTATCACTAGCAATGCTGTAACTGCAAGCACATTCACAGCGGGTGTAAACACATTTGCAGTAAGAGAAAGTCTTACTGGTTCTGCAAGTTTATCAGCATCTTTTGTTGTGTATCCATCAGCAATAACAGGAAGCGGTACAGCAATTACTGTGACTGTTCCTACAATGGCTAGTGCTTACATAGCAGGACAAACTGTTATACTTTCAGGTGTTGCACCTAGCGCATACAACGGTACATACACAGTTGCCGCAAGCCCAGCTCCAACTACAACTAGCATAACACTAACTGGTACAGCTACTGGTACGGTGACAGCATTTGGACAAATAAATAGCAGTCCTATCATATCATTTACAGCCACTGGTGCAACTGGCGATGCGGCTTTATTTGCGGCAGATTTTAATGCTAAGATGCCAGCTGGTACAAACGTAGTTGCTAGCGTTACTAGTTCAAATCAAATTGTAATTACACACGCAACAGGTGGTGAAATTAGATTCTTAGATGGTGCCAATATCCCACTTTCTAAAATATTTACAGCGTGGACTGGAACTACTGGTACTGCTAATTTTTATGGTAATCCAAATACTGCGTTAACTACACAGTACATTGCAACACTATGGAGCCCAGTAAATAGTTCAGGCACTGCGGTTGCACCAGGAAGTGCTACTGCTCCAACATCAACACCAGATGACGGCACATTATGGTATAACACTTACGTATCCGAAGTTGACATTATGATTAACAACGGAACAAAGTGGTGCGGATATCGTTCGGCAGCAGGTAGACTAGTTAATGCGATTTCAGGTTCTATTACTAGTGCAACTGGTCCATACGTTAGTGCAAGCCAGCCAACTGGAACATTTTACAACGGTGACTTGTGGATTGACACTAGCGATTTAGAAAACTATCCTCTAATCCACAAGTATGTTGCTAGTCGCCCAACAGGTAAGAAGTGGGTACTATTAGACAACAGCGACCAGACTAGTGAGAATGGCGTAGTATTCCACGATGCACGTTGGAACACAAACGCAGATGGTACAGCAGACGCAGGTACAGCCGCTCCAAGTTCAAT